CTTAAAATGTTTACTAATACACTGTGTTTTTTGAGTAGTTCCCCAACGGCACACACCGCCACACCACGAATATCCAAAAACATTTTCACCTTTTCTTGTTTTATGCGGATGTTCGAACATCAGGAAATCGAAGGACTTATCCGGCTTGATAACTGTAAATTTGATATTTGCAAGGTAACAAAGATATTCAACGCTTTTAATGTTCTTATATATGCAGTCAAACTCCCAACCTGTATCAAAGAATACAACCTCATCAATTGGATATCCTTTTATGAATATCAATAAAAACATTGCCATACTGTCCTTGCCACCGCTTATATTTGCCACAAAATATTTTCTTTTCATAAGTCCCACCTCACACTGCAATCTGATTGTTAAGCTCGTGCATTGAAGAAATGTTCTTATGACACCATTCAGGGATATTGGCTTCTACAAGTGCTTTTGCAAAAGCGGGCGGCACAGCATTTCCGCCGGAGCAACTACATATGTAGGTCATAGGGTATCTCCAATCGGGTGGAATTCATTTCTAATAGGATATCGATATAGGGTTTGTACACCATATATGAAATTCAATCCGTCATGCACTTGATAAGCATCTCCGTGTTCAATAATGTCCGGATAATTATTTTTTGCGATCTGCTTTTTCATTTTCTTTTTGCTTTAGAAAATAAGGGCATTTGATCCATGCGTCAGAAGTTATATTTGGCATAAAATACACCTCTTATTTCATAGCAGATATTCTGTCAAGGCTGCATATTGTTATACTGTGTTTCGCCTTAAGATCCTGGATCTCTGCCTGGTAGAAAAATTTATTTTTCTTATCTTTTCGGATAATGCAGCCGGTAAGTTTACGTTTTCTATCTCCAAAATCCGAATCATGATAAATAACTACTTGATTTAGATTCTGTTTAACTTCAGAAATATCCATATCAAAGATCCTGTATGCAGATGAAGAGCCCAGGCTGATCAGCGTAGAACTTTTCTACGATCTCGGATACCACCAGCGCATCATCTTTCCAGAAATGCAGCGCCGTCAGCAGATCTTTCAGGATCTTCTGAAGATTATCCGTGTCCGGCTTGGAGGTCTTGTACTCTCCATCATGGTGATTTCCGGTGATCGGGAAAAGCCATTTGACCATTAAACGCACCGGACCGGTGTACTGCTGCTTTGGAACATACGCCTCCAGATGATCCCTGAACTTTACCTTTGCCGCTTTGATCTCCGCGCTGTCATAAAAATACGGCTTGCCCGATTTGCTGATTCCCACACGATGCTCCTGTGCAGTAACCGTTGGCGGGATCATCGGGATAAAAAATTGTGTATTCATTTCGCTTTACCTCGCTAAAGTACATTTTTGATTCTTGAAATTTGCTTTAGTCACGTTATGCAATGGTAGGGGGGAACTGCGCCACTTAGGCAGTTCCCCTACCGTCCATTGCGTGACGTGTGAACGGAACGTTTTTTACATACGTAGTATGTAGTGGTTTCCCCGCAACGCGGGGAAATCTGATTTTTAAGTTTTCCCCTCCATATCGAGTTGTTGCGGGGAAATCTGATTTTCAGTTTTTCCCTCATAATCCAAGTACTGCGGGGAAAACATAATTTTTAGGTTTCCCCGCACTCGGATTTTTTCAGGACGGTTCCGTTTTCAATATCATATCCGCCGTGCTCTTTGATGCGGTCTCTGGCAGTTCTTTGTGAAATACCAAGGTAATTTGCTACGTCTTCAACGGTTGGCGCATCGCCGAAATTGCTTTCTTCCAATGCGGATTCCAACGCTTTCTTACGTTCTTTTTTTCGTTCTCTAGCGTTCTTTTTTATCCTTTCCGTACCTTTCTGCCACGGGGGCTTTTCCTCGGTAGAAATATCTTTCAGCACGCCGTCTGCGTCGGCAACATGAACGGGATAATCGAACCAAAGGTTGAGCGGATCAAATCGCGGGAACTCGCGGAGCGTGCCCTCTATGCGCCACGCCGTGCGTGCTTTGTATTTCTGCCTGACCTGAGATATTTCTTCCCGCAACCTGTCCAGCGTCGTCTCCGGCAGCCTGTCGCGGCATATATCCACGATTCTGTCCGTAACGAGAAGATCATCCTGACTGTATTCTTTCAGATCGATATTAAAACGTACAAGCCACTTGCGGCATACGTTGCAGACCGCGCGTTCTGTCTGCTGCCTGCTCACTTCTTCCGGCACCTCCAGTTCGATCAGATCCAGCAACGCATCCGGATCTCTGGCAAATACGCCGGAACCGGACGCACGATCCATAGAACGCTTGCCGCCCTGCGCGCCCTTCGAATGGTGGTGGCAGTAGATCACGGCGCAGCCGAGCTCCGTGCACACCTTGTCAAACTGATTGCAGAAATAGGACATCTGATCTGCTGAGTTTTCATCGCCGGTTATGATCTTGTAAATGGGATCGATCACAATGGCGATATAATCCTTTTTAGACGCCCGGCGTATCAGTTTCGGCGCCAGCTTATCCATGGGCACCGAATTGCCGCGCAGGTTCCAGATATCAATATTTTCAAGCGCTTTCGGCTGCATATGCAGCGCTGTATAAACGTCCTTAAAGCGGTGCAGGCAGGAGGCTCTGTCCAGTTCCAGATTTACATACATCACTCTGCCCTGAGCGCAGGGAAATCCAAACCATTCCTTACCCTCGGCAATGCTGATGCAGAGTTCTATGAGCGCATAACTTTTGCCGGCTTTTGAGGGACCTGCCAGCAGCATTTTGTGCCCCTGTCTTAATACGTTTCCGATCAGCGGCGGGGAGAGCTCCGGCAGGCGATCCCATACCGCAGCCATGCTCTCCGGCTCCGGCAGATCATCGTTTGCCGCCTCGATCCATTCCACCCATTCTTCCCAGCTGGATTTGCCGATCTCTTTATCAATGATAAACTGCTTGCGGCCGTTTCGCATCACGCCCGGAAGACGGCTTAGTCTGGACGGATTCTTGTTCTGCCGGTCAATGCTCATGCCGTTCTTCAGGCATATGTTATACAGGTAATCCACCCGTTTTTGATATTCTTTGAAATCCGGCGCGTCAACCTTTACAATGGCGTGAATGGATTTCTTGCCGGAATAGACTAAGATCGCAATAGGCAGTTCCAGTTCACGCAGGATCGCATTCTGCCTTTCCAAATCCATGTTATCCGATTCCACAAGAGCATATCTGTATTCCGTTACGTTCTCGTTTTTTACGCCTTTGCCGTCCAGCGGGTTAAACCGGATCCATGCGCCGGCTTCCGGGTTATAGTCTCCGAGAACACTGCCGATATCGCCCTTGCATTTGTTTAACTGCCGGATCAGTTCGCCGGCAGTGCGGTCATAACTTCCCTTTGTGGGCAGCCATTTGCCTTTTTCGTTCTGCCAACTCTCTGTAACATAGCCCACGTTTTCATCCGGCGAAAACAGCGTTTCAAGATAGGTTGTGATCTCACTGACCGGATCAAAGTTCTCAGGCTCTTTGATCTCTTGGTTTTCTATGTACGCCTTGTCTACGATCACATAGTCACGATCCCCTCCGATCTGATCATCCCAGTCAAGCGCGCGGTCCTCTTTTGTATGGGGCAGCCAGCCGTTTTCCTTTGCCATTTGATAGATTGTGCCGCCTGTTACCCTTGCGCCGCTGTAATTGCCGAATGTGCGCCACTTTTTTTCGCATTCGCCCTCGTGGTAGCGGGAGCGGTCTCTCCGGCTCCAGTCCTCCCAGACAGCGCAGGCATAGCCCTCTTCCTTGAGCGCCATACCCACGTTTGCCCATTCCTGATAATCCAGAGCGGACGGATCAATGTAATCAAGCAGTTGCGTTAAATCCAGATTTTGTTCCATAATCGTCTCCGTATGTTGCAGGATCTATGTTATGCGGAATGCGCCAGCCGTTGGCAGCGATCCTGTCGATCAATTTTCTTGCAGTCTCAAACTGCCATGTGCCCACGTGCTGAAATCCCCGGCTTTCCAGAAAGCGGATCTGTTTCGGTGTTGTGAGCCCTTCTTCCCGGCGTTTCGCAAGCCTGTCCAGCAGCAGACTTGCCTTTCCGGCGTTGTCGATCTCATCCGGGAATATGCCGAACTTTTCAAGCGCTGAGATCTGTTTTTGTGACGCGGGCGCCATTTCCCATCCGAATGACGGAACATAGCCGGAAAGATCTTCTGCCTGTATGGACATTTCAAACTGCAGCGGATCTACCAGTTTGCGTTTACGCTTTCTCATTTCCGAAAGCTGCTTTGCAAGCGCCTCTTCCCGCTGCGCCACCACTTCGCTTTCGGCGGCTTTGGCGGCTTCTTCTATATCTGCCGGGCAGCCTGCGTTTGCGCAAAGATCCTCCGTCATTTGTTTTGCCGTTTCCGGGTTCTCGCAGATCAGGTTCGCCGGGTGGCACAATTCGTGCCGCTTCGTGTGCCATAAAAAATCAAGTAACAGCAAATGATCCTTTCCGGGCGCAAGCCGTGTGCCGCGCCCGACCATCTGGCAGTACAGACTGCGTACTTTTGTGGGTCTCAATACCACAACGCAGTTCACATCCGGGCAGTCCCATCCTTCTGTTAACAGCATAGAATTGCACAGCACGTTGTATTTGCCGTTTTCAAAATCTTTCAGGATCTCTGTGCGGTCCTCGCTGTTGCCGTTTACCTCCGCCGCAGAAAAGCCGTGTGAAAGCAGTATATCTCTGAATTTCTGACTGGTTTTGACCAGCGGCAGAAACACAACGGTTTTTCTTTCTTTGCAGTACTTTTCCATTTCAGCGGCGATCTGCTCCAGATAAGGATCAAGCGCCGTTCCGATCTCGGACGCTTTGAAATCTCCTGCCTGCATGGATACAGAAGACAGATCCAGCGTAAGCGGAACGGTCAGCGCCTTGATCGGGGATAAATACCCGTCCCGGATCGCCGCAGGCAGCGTATATTCATAAGCCAGACTTTCAAAATACTGGCCTAAATTTTTCATGTCGCCCCTGTCCGGGGTGGCTGTAACACCGAGCACATCGGCAGAATCAAAATGTTCCAGCACACGCTGATAACTGTCTGAAATACAGTGATGCGCTTCGTCAATGATGATTGTGGTAAAATGATCCGGTGAAAACTGCGCAAGCCGTTTTTCCCGCATGAGGGACTGCACAGATCCGACCGTAACGCGGTACCATGAGTTCAGGCTGCTCTGCTCCGCTTTTTCCACGGCGCTTTTCAGCCCGGTTGCTTTTTCCAGTTTATCGGCGGCCTGTTCCAGAAGTTCTCCGCGGTGGGCAAGGATCAGCACCCGCCCACCGTTTCGCACGCAGTCTTCCGTGATCTTGGCAAAAACGATCGTTTTGCCGGTTCCCGTAGGCAAGACGAGCAGGGTCTTTTTATGCCCCTGTTTCCACTCGCGGAACACTGCTGTTTTTGCCTCCTGTTGATAAGGTCTTAATTCCATCAGAACTTACCTGCCTGAAATTTCGGCGCGGACGCTGCCGGCACTTCGTAATCATAAAACTTTTTGATCTGGTTGTTTTTCATCGTCTCGCCCTTATCGTTCACCCATTCATGGATGCCGACCTTGCAGCGCCCCTGTGCGCCGACCATGGCGTTCCAGTTTGGTCTGGTCGGTTCGCCGTGTTTTTTCTGCCCGATCGCGATGAGAAACGCGCTGATCATACCCTCGGTCTTGGTATGCAAAAACAGGTTATGCAGAATAGTGCCCGTATTTCCTTTTCCGTCATCCACCTTCAGTTCCAGTTCTGCTTTGTTGCACGCGGGCAGTTTCGCACTGCCGTTGTGCCTGCCCCTGTTAAACCCGACAACTGTAAATTTGTAATCGCCCTCGGGCAAAAGCGTAAATTCGCTTTCTTTGGATATTTCATCATCCCAGTCTAATTCTCTTTCAAAATCTGCCATAATTTTAATTCCTTTCTTTTAAAATGGTACACTGTTGTATTCGCAAATCTGCGCATAGACCTGATCCCATGCTGCTATCAAACAACCGGAGATAAAGTCTTTATCATAATTTTCTATCGGTGTTTCTTTTGGATAATACCCTTTATCAGCAATCACTGCCCTTAATTTTTCCTCACCAACGTGGCTTTCGTTCATCAGATCATATAACTTCTGAATGACCGGATCACGGCTGTGCAGCGTCTGCGGCTCTGCGGGGCTTTCTTTTGGGCTTTCAACAACCTCTTCAAAATCGCCTTTATCTTCCATGGCGTTCAGTTGATCCATTGCCTGCTGTTTTGCGTTTTGCGGTGCGGTCGCCTGCATTGCG